TGGGGTCTCTCGGTCCTTGTATATAAGCACCCACGTGCTGGTTTCTGAGTATCAACAGTTCGTGGTTGAGCACGTCTTTACTATTTTAATATTGGCGTGTTCTTTGTATTTGATTTACGCTCTTCTAAAGAGTATTGTCTTAGGCTTCCGTTATTTGCTGGATTGGATTTTCCAGTACATGCGAGAATGGTGGAATTCTAGCTACTCGACTAAACCTCGGGTGTTCGATTTTCCTCCTCAAAGAAGTGTCGCGGACTTGCAGGCAGAACTAGCTGCGTTAGGTTACGAAGCAGTTCCCTGCAATAAGCCTGGGCCTCTCCCAGAGATGGCTCTGGCGACCAGTCCAATGACAAAGCTGGGCTCAACCACCACTACCGTTAAGGGGGTTCTATCGATTAGGAACTCAAGTGACGCGATAGTGGGGATGGGTTTTAGAACCAGTTTCCAGGGTCAGCACTTTATGGTGACCGCAAAACACGTTTGGGATCAAGTGTGCAAGGGCGGTGACACATACAAGGTTGAACACCGCGGGAAGTGTGTATCCCTAGTTCTGTCCAAGATCTCTTTGGTCTTCTGCTCCTCGATCGGGGATCAAGTTTGTGTCACTTTACCTGACACCACTTGGTCCATCCTTTCTTGTAAGTCTCTTAAGTGTACGCTTCCCCTGACCAGTCATAGGGCCTCACTTCACGGCTACGACAAAGGTGAGTTGGTTGTCTCCCACGGAATAATGAATTCCCGTCCGGAGGAACCTTTCATCTTTTCCCATTACGCTTCCTCTCTGCCAGGGTTTAGTGGTTCACCCCTGATCCTTGGAAATAACGTTGTTGGCATCCACCTTGGTGTTGACGGCGTTGCAGATAATTATGCCGCAGCATGTATGTGGCTTGTTTTCCACGGTGAGAAGGCTAGTTTTAATGAGTCTGAAGTGCCCTATGAGGCTCGCGCTATGCAGTATGTCGACGAGTTGCCAGCGCCCAAACCCGGCCATTCCGTAAAACGGTCTAAGGTCGTGAGTTTCGGATACGCACTCGAGATAGCCACTGTCGGTAAGATGGTTAAGATAGAGAAAGTTGTCGCACGGGGCCATAACCATATGACTATGGAAGATGTCCTGGATGATTACTTTGCTGATTTCCCTGACCACACCGTTCAACACGAGTCGAATTTTCCTCGGGGGGGGAGCCCATCACAAACCCAATTGAGAGTTGTAAAAGCCTCTCCCTCACCAGCCCGAACCTCGCCACCTTTTATAGTTGGGGGCGATACTCCTGGCAAGAAGGAGAAGTCTTCCCCGATGGACTTGGCCTCCAATACATCGGAACTTGCTCGGCTAAGAGCCATGGAGCAGCGTCAGCACAAGATTGTGAAGTTCTTGAACGAGCAACACAATTTAGGCCGTCGCTTGCAAAGTGGAGTTTTCCCCCAAGTGACCCTGCCGCTGAACGAGAGTCCCTCTTCGCCCAGGCCAGTAAACACGAGGGTGTTAATGGTCCTGATGACGAGGAGGCAAGAAAAGCTTTACAACTTGATCTGCCGGACTCGAAAATTCCAAGAGGCTTTGAAAGGCCGTTCTCCCGATCAAGTGTTGGAATTGTGGAGGAGGCTACGTGTATTCGTAACCTCCTCAACTACTCCGTTGAAGGGAAATCCTCACCTGGATTTCCTTTCAACGCTCTAAAGAGCAACAACAAGTCTCTCCTAGACAGCCATGGTGACATGGTTGTGGCGGCGGTTATGGAGAGACTTGAGAACCTTAGGTTGTTTGTTCCTAACAACAACCTAAAACCCCGCGATTTAGTCCAGAGCGGCTTGATGGATCCCGTCAAGTTGTTCGTTAAGGACGAGCCACACAATAGTAAGAAGTTTTCTACCCGTACTTGGAGGCTGATATTTTCAGTCTCCATTGTGGATAACTTGATAGCTAGGCTCTTATACACTAATCAGAACGTCGAAGAGAAGTACCGGTGGGACGAGATTCCCCCCAGTCCTGGGCTCAGCCTTTCTGATTTAGGGCATTCTAGAATTTGTGAGGCGATTGGGAGACTTCCCGACATATCCAATTTGGAGGATTCCGATATGTCGGGATGGGATTTTAGCGTACAGGAGTGGGAATTCCGTGCGGAACATCTAAGGCGCTTAGCCCTCAACGGTGCTTACGGCACTGATTTGGAGGTGATTAGCAGGAACCACATGTTCTGCATGGCCAGGAAGGTAGTGATTCTTGGCGACGGCTCTATGTATCAGCAGATTAAGCCTGGGCTTTTGCCTTCAGGCTGGTACATAACAGCTAGTATGAATTCTAATATCCGCGCACTTAATCATTATCACATAGCACTTAAAGCGGGTGTACAGCCCGGAATTAAGACTATGGGAGATGATGCTGTCGAAGTTAGGGTACCAAATTCGAAGGAGGAGTACAGGGCACTGGGTCACATTGTGAAGCAGCAGAGCTCTGTTACAGTTGACAACTTCGAATTTTGCTCTACCAGGTTCAGGTCTAGGATCGGGATACCAGTTAACGTTGATAAACAGTTATACAGATTTCTTTCCTTTAAGCCTGCTGATTTGGCAGACGCGGAGGACCGCTTTGTCCAATTTAAGTACGAAATGAGACACCACCCCGATTTAACCTCTTTTATCGATTTAATCGATAAAAGCGGCTGGTGGTCCGCTTTTCGGGAATAAATAGTTCCCAGACCGACAAGTCTATAAACTGTCCCTCCGGTGGTAGGTTAAGCACACCAGGTCCTTGGTCGCGACCTTAAACGGCGACCATTGGGTTTAATCACGTAATTGTCCAAAACATAGTGCTAAACAAAATGCCGAGAGACTGCACGGAGCACCCTCAAAGGTTGTGATTAGGTGTACAGTCCAGTTCGTCATGCTGTATCCAATACAATGACAAGAAAGAATAAAACTAAGAAACCTGCTCTAAAGCAAAATAAACCCAAACAAAAACAAAAGCCTTTCTCCGCTGCTGGGGAAATTGTTGGCACCAAGATCGGCCAAATGTTCGGTTACCCTCAAATGAAGGGAATCGGCCGTTGGCTAGGATCTGGTATCGGTTCGATCTTTGGTTCCGGCGATTACACCATGATGGGTGATCGTCCGAATTACAACGTTCTTACCAACGATACTCAAGTGCCAAAATTCCACCAGACCAGACAATCAACGATTGTGTGTCATCGCGAATATATCGGCGATATCACTGGTACGGCTGCATTCAATAATGTGGCCTACCCGTTGAATCCCGGCATTTCGCAGACATTCCCCTGGTTGGCAACGGTGGCCCAAAACTATCAGGAATACAAGTTCCATGGACTTATATTTGAGTTTAATCCCCTCATTACTGATTTTGTTACTAATGGTGCCCCCGGAGTGGTCGTCATGGCCACGAATTATAATGCGGATGCTCCAAATTACGCTACGAAGCAACAAATGGAGAATGCTGAATACTCAGTCGCTGTCAAGCCAACGAAAGCACTTATCCACGGGGTGGAATGTGCCCGTGACATGACTGTTCTTCCCCAGGCTTACGTTCGAACCGGCGCCCCGCCCGCTGGACAAGACCTACGGCTTTATGACCTAGGCAACTTCCAGTTCGCTACGGCTTCTAACCCTGTTCAGAACTTGGGAGAACTCTGGGTATCCTACTGCGTAGAATTCCTCAAACCCATCATGCCCGCTACGATTGATGGGAATGTGAATACTTACGTAGCTGCCCGTTCTGTTACTAATGGAACCAATCCTCTCGGACTCATTCAGGTCGCGACTTCTGGTTCCATTACAGCCACAGTTACCGGTACTGCCATTACTTGGTACTCCCCTCCTGGGTCCAAATGGCAGTTAACTGTGTCATGGATAGGCACAGCGGTTGCCATTTCTACAACAATCGCCGTTCTCTCTGGTTTGACTGGTCTTAACTACTTCCCCAATGGGGTAGGGTACTACCAGTTCAACCCCGATAATGGGACTACATCCAGCAGGGCGTCTTACACGGCGACCGTGCAGAGTAGTCTCGTTAACGGTGGGAATGTCTCCATTACCTTCCCTGTGATGACTATACCAACTAGTTCGAACTGTGAAATAGTTCTTACTCAGTTGGATAGCTCAATTTGAGCTGTTTAAAGTCGGTAGACTATAAAATGCAGGCCCGGAATGCCA